TAATTAAACATTTACGGCTGTTTTTAGCACCTTACCCGCTTTAAATTTAGGTAACGTTGCTGCAGCAATTTGAATTTCTTCGCCCGATTTTGGATTACGACCTACCCGCGCAGCGCGCTCACTAGTGGTAAATGTACCAAAGCCAACCAAAGCAACATCTTCGCGTTGTTTTAAACTGTTTGTTACCGTTTCAGTCAACGCGCTTAATGCTCTTTCAGCTTGTGCTTTTGAAATGTCAGCTTTCATTGCAATTTCATTAATGAGTTGTGATTTGTTCATGTGTTTGTACCTTTAGTTTTGTTGTTAATTGATCCCAGCGCTTTTGCACGGAATTTCTTGCTATCACTTTACTTTCAGTGAATTTTACTGCTGAGTTAGGATGCTTTTCGCAAGCATAGTCAAACACCCGTTGTGCTCTTTTTGGATCAGGGCCTGAATAAAAACAAGCCGTACCAACTACTACTTCAAAAGTTACCCTAACCATAGCGAATGCCTTTATTTAATTGTTATGCGGTTGCTAAATCTAAGCTAATTAACTCGCTCGATTCATCTTCATTACGTTTATAAACACGTAAATATGTTTTAGAACCCGTAATCGTTAATGAGTCGGCAATAGCTTCCATTGCTTCGCGCCAAACATCATCTTTAATGTCTAACTTGCGTAACCCTAAAATGCGCGTTACCGAAATATTGCCTTCTTTATCTGTTTGAAACGCATGCTCAACTAACGCTTTAATATTATCGTTACTGCCTTGCGACCAACGATGAATACAGTCATCAACTAGCTCTTTGGCTACCTGTAAACGTTCATCAAACGATATGTTTTCGTTAACGCTACGTTTAATTGTAAAAACACCGTCAAAGCTCGACAAACTTACATTGCCTTTTTTACCGCCAATATTAATGCCGTACTGGTCAGCCGAAAGCTCAATAAATTCAGCAATTTCTTTTAGTGCTAAAATTCTAAATTCTTTAAGTTGAGTATTTAACAACTCACTTTTAGTCACTAATTTTTTAACCAACTCGTCGCGTAATAGGTCAATTGCTTCAATCTTTTCTACCGGCACTAAATGCCCAACAGAGTTCTTTTTATAACCATCAGGAATTGAGGTTGTCATAGCGTTCTCCTTAAACGTGATGAACTAATTTTTCAGTTATTTTTTGCTCGCCGATGTGCGCCGCAGCATTCATTATTCGGGCTAACCACGAATTAATCGCCAGTGGATAACTTAAATCGGTTGGCATATCAGGTTGATTGCTACTCATGCCCATTTGCGTTCTACCCGCACATTTGCCACGAACTGCATGAATAGCATCAGCTGTAAAAATAGTGCTGGCATCAATACCAATAGATTTAAATTTGTGAGCAACATAATCCGGCAAATCTCTACCCAGCGGTTGCACCGTTAATTGATTACAGCGCCATGCAAATTCACGTACATAACTACTTTGTAATATTTTTTTAAGCTCCGTTTGACCAATTAACACCACCCCCATTACTCGGCTAAATCCCGCGGTTAATTCCCAAATACGTTTGATTAACTTTATAACCGAGGTAGGTAAATCGTGAGCTTCATCAATAATTAAAATATGGCGCTTACCAATGCCAGCCGACTCAACCAATGCGTCTTCAATCATCGCATCGCGTTGTTCGCTACTCATGCCGCCATTTTTAAGTTCAAGCGCTCTACAAATTGCTTGGCTTATACCTTCAGCGGTAATTTTTTTACGATCTAAACGACGTGGTTCAATAATAATTAAATCAGGATTTTTAGTGCGCATTTGCTCAATAAATAAACGTCGCAATATGGTTTTACCGCTACCACATTCACCAATTAAGGCAATCATCGAACCGGCATGAGCCGCAGTGTTCATTTCTTCAAGTAACATCCGATTGTGTCGCGTTAAAAAAACATCCCCCGTTGCTTGTATTTCATTTTGAAACGGATCACGTTTTAATTTAAAAAATTCACGAGTAGCCATAGTTAACATTTCAATCTCCAATTCTTCGTTTTTATCAATATTATTACTGTTTGATTTAGTCTTTTTATTGGCCGCTGTTTGTTGTTTAAATAAACCTTTTAACAACTCACTGCTGGCCCCTTGTTTTTGTAAATAGCTTTTTATCTGTGTTTTAGTTTTTGTTACATCACAGGTCTTTGGCCATTTGTTATAATTAATTATCCGGCTAATGCTAGATGCGCTTAACGAACCGGTTAAGTTTTTAGCTAGTGTTACTTGCTTAATACCTAACTGATTTAATACCACCCCTAAATGTAGAGACATTGAATTTTATTCCCCTATTTATTTAACTTATTTAACAACTCTTATCTTGGCAACTGGCGCAGGCTCTAAGCCTGTTTGCAGCTGCTCTAAAATATGTTCGATGGCACTTTCATCAACTTGTAAGCTATCTAAGTAACTCGTTTCAACGCGCGACAAAGGTCGATCTAACGCACTAACAACACGCATTTTCAGCGCTAAGCTATCAAGTGTTTTCACTGGCTTTTTATCGAGCTCGGCTAAGGTGATTTGTTCACCTTTGGGCATAATAAAGTCGGGATTTTTAACGTGTTGTAAATGGCTAAGCGAATTTAAGCCACCATTGGGTAATGAAGAGAACGGTTGAACTTTTTTCAATTTCGCTTTTTTTATATCATCGTCACACAAATCAGGAAACGCTTTTCTATCAGCTACTTTTGCTTGCGTATCAACCACAGTATCTGCACGCTGCACAAAGTTTTCACCTACCACCGGGGCGTCAACTCTAAAGCCTGCTTCGTCAAAAATTAATGGTTGTACTTCGTGAATAGCTTCTTCTTTATTGAAGTTCTCAACACGAACTAACGCAGAGCAGCTATCTCCCATTAAGATAGGGCTAACTTTTACGTCCATATCTATATAAATGTTGGCTAACTTGCTTACATCGTAAGTTAACGTGGCTTTAGCTTTGGGGTGGCGCAAGGTAATGGTTAAATCATTTTTAACCTTGCGTACTTTGGGTTCATGGCTAAGTAAATAGCGACACAGTTTTTCATCGGGTAATAATTTTAAATGCACAATAAAATTGGCTTGCATAATTTTTTGCCAGCAGGCAAAACGCGGCATTTTATGACGCCCATGTATCGAGTTATAACCTGGTATCGTATTGCCGTTATAGGCTATTTGCCATGCCTCCACTCTACAATTAAGTTCTTCAACACTATTCACGGGTTCAAGCAAAATACGGCTTTCAAATAGCTTTTCAACCATGTCATTGCCTTTTTCTACTTGGCCCTTAGCGCGCGAATGTTTAACGGCATGCGCTATAGGTTTAACGCGTAATTGTGGCAAAGCTTGCGCTAAAGCTTTGGAGGTATTTGCACTGCCTTTATCCCAAATTAAAATGTCAGGGGTACCATGAAACGGATTACCGCTTTTTATGCCCCAACACCAAACTAAAAATTCAAATAAAACCGCAGTACTCTCACCAGCGGTAGCAAAATAACGCACCGCAATTACATCACTAAAGTGATCAGTTAACACATAACGCCAAACTCGCAAATGTTTAATTTTTTCTAAATTTTCAGGCTTGTTAGCATAAAATTCATCTTCGCTAGCATAGTGTTGAACTTTGCCTTTTTTACAACCAGGCGGGTAATACAGTAAACAAATAGACGGGTCAACCTGATGAACATGATTAGGATACAAGCTCCGTTGTTGTACATAAGGTCGGTCTTTAGCAAGTTGTTTAGCGGTAGATTTTTGCTGACGCAATAACCGATTAATGGTGCTATTACTTTTCATTTCGTAACCATTAGCAACCAAAATAGAGGCCATGTTAGGCGTTTCCATTATTTGTTTGCCATTGGCTCTAACACCTGTACGCAAGCCTGCTTTAAGTAAATCAAGGGCTACCTGGTCTTGACTCGTTGAACCCGCATCACAACGTTTTTTACGATTAGCGCTCCAACCCACTTTTTTTAATTGGTTATAAAACTTATCTTTGGTCCAATCAAAAAGCTGTAACGCCTCGTCAATAATCCTTCCTTTTTCGCCATAACCCGCATCGGTTAAACGCTGTGCATAACGACATAATTCGTCATAATGAGGCATTACTTGAGACATCGACATAATAGTTACTCCGCTACCGCAGACTGCGCTAAAAGTTCAAGCACTTCAGCAGAGGGCTTAATATCATTTAAATGGGCTTCAAAATCGGTTTCACAATTTAACCAAAGCAAGGCGCTTTCTTCGGCAATTTGCTTAACTTCGCTTAAAAACGCTTGCACAATTAAATTGTAGGCTTGCGGGTCAATCGCTTGATACCCTTCAAATAACTGGCCATGAACTTGTCTAAGTTGATCTTGCGCGGTAAATGCCATAACTTTTAGCGAAGTAATAGTTTCTAGCGCTTCTTTTACCTCGTTCTGCCAATCGTGTGTTGCTATTTGCTTAGTAGAAAGCTGCTCTTTAAGTTGGTCTATCTCGCGACTTTTATCGGTGTTAATGTCGCGAATTACCTCTATTTGCGTTTCACGTTCTTCAACTTCGGCAGTGAGCTTTTGTTTTTCTTGCTCATTTTTAACGTTTAAATTTTCGATTAAAGCCGTTACTGTTTCCTTATCACCTTCCTGAACTGCCTTGTCGCAAATGCTGGCAATATCATCATCGTCAAATTTACGTAGTTTGCGCATATCTCGTGAGCCTAAGCCCATTTCGTCTGCCGCCAACATAAATTCTTCACCAAAGGTTTTGAAATTTTGAATTTTTTCATCTAAATTGCTTTTAGACGTTTTCAAAATGTATTTACAAACATCGTCCCAGTTGGCCGACAGTCGGGCATTTCCATTGTCATCAATTAACGGCAACCCCATATATCCTTTAGAACCTTTCAATTCTATCGCTGTTTTAATTAACGCCACGTCGGTCATTTTGTTCATGAGATTAAACGCATTAAATTGACCGATATTTTTGACTGTAGTTAATGTTTCATTACTAAGTTTGTTTTCTATTGTCATCGTGATCACCAAATTTTGTTGTAGTTATTCATGTCTTGCTGTAGCTGTATATTGGCTTGCTGCAAGCCCATCGTAATTGTTTGTGCAAATTGGCTAAATTTACTGGCTAAGCGCCAACGGTCATCAAAACGTGGGTGTTTTTCTACCCAGTGCATATGCACTAAATTTGCAATTGCTTTAGTAATAACACTGCTTGAACAACCAACCTTTTTTGCAATATCGCCCGTTGCTAAGCCCTCAGACTCGCACCCCACTAAAGCTTCAACAATTTTGCAAATGCGTAATTGGCTTTCACTTATATATTTACTCATTGAAAAATGTTCCATTCGATTGACTGCATTACGATTAAAAAAAACATGAACGCCATCGCCCCTAAAACTTCGATAATGGTTAAGCGTAAACGTTTCCATTTTGGCCAAGTTTCAAAAATCAAATCATCTACTCTGCGGCGTGGTGTTGATTGCGTTTTCATTGGTCGTTTACCAAGCTCAGTTCAGTTTGCGGTTTATCTAGCTCGTTAACGTTTTTATGATGAAAAGCTAAATCTTCCATTAACGCTTTAATTGCATCGGTTGTTTCTTGGGCACTTTTTAACCCCTCGGTGTGCCGCATAATTAAGCCCGACACCTCAATCATAAACGCTTGTAAATCAATTAAATC